CACGACGCGCGTAGCCGGTGAGTACCCATCTTGACGACGCAACGCAGACCCCCAGACCCCCTCGACGACGCACACACCCCCGCCAAGACCACCGAGCCGAGCACGGACAGCCACACCACACAGACCGCCAGTCAGAACGAGGTCAAAACCTAAGTACCGGTACACGGAAGTAACTGACACACCTCCCGATATTTCCCTCACGCGTAACTAGGCTCGAAGTCCCCGGCCGACCAGGCATCCTGTGAGCCATGCCCTCGCTCATCCGCGCCGCCCACTGGCGCCTCGCCCGCATGTGGGCCCCCTGTGGACACCAGACCGCCCTGCGCCTCGCACACGGCCACGTCGAGGCCGTGTGCGGGCTCCCGAGGTGGCATTGGGGACCTCACGACTGGCGGGCGGGTCACGGTGGGCCTCGCATCCCCCGCCAGGAGGGCACAGGCGGCCGTCTGCGGGCCGTAGACCGCTTCGCCGGTACACGGTGACCCTGGCGGCGTTCTGAGGGCTCTACGGGGCGCACAGCGCGAGGCCGGTGGGGGTCGGGGTCCTGGGTTGGCGGTGGCACGATGGGGACATCACCGCGACGCCGCTCTGCCCGTTGCGACTCGCGAGCCTTGCCAGGAGGAGCCCCGCCCATGACCGACCCGGTGGACAGCGACCTGGGTGACGTCCTCGACGGGGTGGTCGTGGACCGGTTGCCGCCGGGGCACCGGGAGCGCATGGAGCAGCTGGGCGACGGGCCGAAGTCGCCGGTGGCGACGCAGTTCGAGCGGACGCTGGAGACGGCTGAGCGGGACGCGACGTGTGCGCGGATGCGCAGTGCGGGGATGACGTTCGCGCAGATCGGTGCGCAGGTGGGGTTGGCGGAGTCCAGTGTCCGGGCGGCGGTGAAGCGGGCGTTGCGGGCGGCGGTGGCGGAGCCTGCGGAGGAGCTGCGGGACCTGGAGCTGGATCGGCTGGATACGTTGTGGCGCACCGCGTTGGGCATCATGGCGAAGGAGCACCCGTTGGTGTCGAACGGGCGGGTGATGAAGGATCCGGACGGCAAGACGTTGCCGGATGACATGCCGAAGTTGGCGGCGATTGACCGCCTGCTGAAGATCCAAGATCGTCGCGCGAAGCTGATGGGGTTGGATGCGCCGGTCAAGGCGGACCTGAGAGTGAGCGATGGTGTCGACCGAAACATCGAGCGGTTCGCTGAAGAACTTGGAATCATGGCGAGCATTGCCGCGGCATCAGAAAGTGGCTTTGCTGAAGAAGGTGGAGCGGGAGCGTCGTGAAGCGGTCCTCGCGAAGTGGCCCACCGCCGGGTCCTACGCCGCGCACTTCGACTCCGACACCCGCAACCCGCCCCACCTGGAGCTCGTCGACGAAGCACTGAAGGACGTCCTGGAGGGCCGCTGCGAACGGCTGATCGTGACCATGCCCCCGCAGGAGGGGAAGTCGCAGCGCATCAGCCACTGGGGTGCGGAGTGGATGCTGGTCGCGAATCCGGAGCTGCGGATGGCCATCGTCAGCTTCGACGAGGAGACCGCCCGACGGTGGGGTCAGGTGATCCGCAACGACCTGATGATGTACCGGCTGCCGCTGCAGCTGCGCACCGACACCAGGGCGGCCGGGCACTGGCAGATCGACGGCCACCGCGGCAACCTGTACTGCGTCGGTATCGGCGGCCCCCTCTCGGGGCGCCCCATCGACGTCCTGATCGTGGACGACCCCGTGAAGGACCGCGAGATGGCGGACTCCACGGTGTACCGCGAGCGCACGTGGAACTGGTTCACCGACGTCGCCCGGCCCCGCCTGGCCCCGAACGCGGCGATGATCGTGGTGTCGACCCGGTGGCATGAGGAAGACCTCACGGGGATGCTGCTGTCGTCGGCTGGGGCGGATGAGTGGCGGCACCTGCACATCAGGGCGCAGGCCACCGCCCCGACGGAGAAGCGACCCACGTTGGACCCGCTGGGGCGTGAGCCGGGCGAGTACATTCCGTCGGCCCGCAACTGGCCGACGGGCCGCTGGGAGTCGGTGAAGCGCGACATTGGGTCCCGTGCGTGGAACGCCCTGTACCAGGGCGACCCGGCCCCCGCTGAGGGTGCGGTGTGGAAGCGGGAGTGGTGGCGGTGGTACGACACCGCGTTGTGGTCTGAGGACGGCGGCCGGTGCTGGATGCCGAAGGACTACCGGCTCGTGCAGTCGTGGGACCTGGCGTTCAAGTCGACGAAGACGTCCGACTTCGTGGTGGGGCAGGTGTGGGCGCAGCGCGGCGCGGACGTGTTCCTGCTGGATCAGGTTCGCGAGCGCCTGGACTTCCCTGAGACCGTCCGGGCGATCAAGGCGATGTCGGCTCGATGGCCGCAGTCGCACCAGAAGTTCGTGGAGGACAAGGCGAACGGGCCCGCGGTGATGTCGCAGCTGAAGTCGGAGCTGCCGGGGTTGACGCCGGTGGAGCCGGATGGGTCGAAGGAGGCTCGTGCGTCGGCCGTGTCTGCGTTCATCGAGGCGGGCAACGTGTGGTTGCCGCGGTTCCACCCGGGCGCGGATGAGCTGGTGGAGGAGGCCACGGCCTTCCCGAATGGCGCTCACGACGATACTGTTGACGCAGCTTCGCAGGCGCTTTCTCGCTTGCTTTTGACGACGCGTCGCGCGAGGATTATTGCATGACAAGGCATCGCGTTTCTAGAGGCCGTCACGCCACTCCGTGCGGGGTCCTGTTCGTCGTGCCGGGCGCGGTGTTCGAGGTGCAGGTGCACGTGCGTTGCCAGCGGCCAGCGCACTGGTTCGGCCTGCACCGGGCACGGCATGACGGCCGGTGGCTGACCTGGCGGTGAGGCGCGGGCGTACAATCTGACCGCGGTCAGCGCTGCAACAACGGAGGGCCCGGCACCTGAGTGCCGGGCCCTCCGTCTGCGCTGCCACGTCGGTGACCCCCGGACTGCTTCAGGGGCGCCGTCTCTGCGCTACAGCCCAGCGGGCTGGCGGGACTCGAACCCGCGACCAGGACCCACCGTAGCGGGCGCTGGCTGTGCCGTCTACGGCGATGTCATGCTAGGCGGCATGGCCACCATCCCCCCGTTCCCCGTCATCGATTTCGACGTCTGGCTCGTCCCCCGCGCGCAGCGCGAGCGTCCGCCCGCGAGCGCCCGCGTTGTCGGCACGGTGTCCGTGGACCTCAACGAGGCCGCGTCCCCCGCGTCCCCCGCGCCTTCCGCGTCCACGTACCGCCTGAAGTCCGTCGACATCGAGGCGCACCAGCACACCGGCCGGGAGGGCTCCGCCCGCTGGCTCGCGTCCTGGTTGCAGCAGGGCGGCACCTATGCGGAGTTCCACCGGATCGACGCCCTCGACGACTTCGAGATCAAGATCGACGCGTCCCCGGAGCCCGTCATGGCGGGCCCCGGCGACTGGATCATCCACCACGCCCCGGGCCGGGTGTCGGTGTACTCCGAGGATGCGTTTGCTGCCGCCTTCGACGCGGTCTCCGCGTGGGACCACAACGAGGTCGCCGGCCGCTTCGAGCGGATGCCGGTGTCGATGCCGCCTGCCGTGGCGTCGTTCGTGGGACAGCCCGCCAGGCCGTCGCCGCTGGCTGATGCGATCCGCACCCAGCTGAAGGAGGCGGTGGACCACGAGTTCGACGTCTACGCGGCCGAGCAGCTGGGCGACCGGGGCATGCCGCACGTGCGGGGGCTGCTGAACCACTACGGGGTGCCGGGGCGGCCGTCGATGCTGTCGCAGCGGGCGCCGGAAGACCTCGTCGAGTGAACGGCCACGCGACGCAGCCGCGGACGTACAAGGTGACCCGAGGTGGGGTGTTCGCTCCCCTCGGGGGCGGGCCGTCGCGGGCGCAGCGTCGGGCCGCGGCGCAGCGCAAGGTCGCGGAGGCGCGTCGAGCTCGTCGGGCGGCTGCCCGGTGAGCGACATCGACGTCTACCCGGTGATGACGCGCCCGTACGGGCCTGTGCTGCGCTGGCTGGCGTTGCTGGCCGTGGATCGGAGTTGGGGCGCGCGCACGTCGGTCTTGAAGCCGCTCGTGGGGGTGCTGTGGCGGGTGAGTAACCCGCGGATGCGGTGGCAGGCGGAGTGGCCGGGTTGTGAGCGGGCGGTGCGGGCGTTGACGCGTGCGGGTGCGTACCGCAAGGCGGAGCGGGCGCGGTCGTGATCGGGGTGCTGGAGCGGTGGGTGTACCGACGGTCGCAGCGGGCCGCCGGCCGGGTGCTCGCGGACGTGCAGGGGCACGACGTCGGGCTGTTGCCGGGCGGGACGTTGCTGCACAGGCAGGCGTGCTGGTGTGGGTTCGGGTCGACGGTGCTGGTGGGCCGTCGTGATCGTCGGGAGCTGGCGCTGCACGTGGAGCGGCGCTCGCGGTAGCGTGTGGTCGTCTCCTGGCGGAGATGGAGCGCCCCGAACTGACGCGCAGCCTGCAGGTGCGGTGGTCGTCGGGGCGTTCTGCTGTCCCCTCGACAGCGTATGACGTCTGTCATACAGTGGGGGGATGCCACCTACCACTCGTCCCCGCCTCAACGAGGTGCTGTCCGCCCGCCTCGACCCCCGCGCGGCTACCGCCCTCACCGCTCTCACCGAGCTCTACGGCACTCGCACCAACGCCGCCCGCGCCGCCATCAAGGCGCTGCACATGCTCACCCAGCCCGGGTTCCGCATCGTCCGCACCATGCCCGATGGCAGCGAGATCGACGTCCGGCTGGTCCACTGATGCGCTGCACCGAGATTCCGCCGCAGCCCGAGCCGCAGCCCGAGCCCGAACCGCTCGTCGTCACGATGGCCGACCAGCTGGCAGCCGAGTGCCGCGCCCGCGGGGGCTGCACGTTCCACCCCCTCACCCCTACCGTCCGGCCCGTCGCCTACGACCGGGCCGTGCTCGTCGACGTCCTCGTGCACCACCAGCGCATGACCATGCGCGCCTGCGGCTGCGGGTGGGACGTCCTCGGTAAGTCCCACCCCGAGCACGTCGCCGACGCCTACGAGACCGCCATGAAGGAGCCCCACTGATGACCGAGCAGCCCACCCTCGACGAACTGAAAGCCGCGTTCCTCAACGCCCCCGAAGGCATCACCCGTGCCCGCGCCGCCCTCGCTTACGAGCGCGCCGCCCAGGCAGCCAAGCAGGCCGCAGCGAGCGCGCGCATGCGACGTCCTCTCGAACGGAACCCCCGCTGATGCCCCTGTACAAGGTCACCCACCCTGTCCTCACGATGGTCGACGTCTACGTGGACGCCGACACCGCGACCGAAGCCACCGAAGCTGCACGTCGCCCGGCCGAGCAGGTCGCCCGCAACCTCGCCGGCCCCCTGGGCGTCGTCGAAGGCGGCGACGTCGTCGAGGCCACGGTGTCCGTGGACCTGGCGTTCATCGCGTCCGAGGCCACCCAGGTGCCCGGCCGCCCCCTCGCGCGTCGCGGGGGCGTCGAGCCCGCATGGGTCGGACCCTGGCAGGAGGCCGACCGTGCCTGAGCAGCAGCCCGACGACCTCATGGAAAAGCTGGCGGACATCATCTACGACAACCACGACGAAGACGTGGACTACTTGCGCATCGCCCGTGCGGTCCTCGCGTCCGGGCTTGTCGTGCCCGCCCCGGACGTCGTCCCCCGCACCGACGACTGGGAGTGGGCGGTAGCAACCGAGTCGGGGTTCCTGCTTGAAGAGTTGGGTGGTCCGCCGACGACGGAAAACCGGGAACGAGTTGACCACTTTGACTTCGCGCGGATCGTTCGTCGTCGCCCTGCCGGCCCGTGGGAGGTGGCCCCCGATGCCTGAGCGCATCCAGCGCAAGCGCACGAAGGGCTGGCGCATGCCCGAGGGCGCCGTGTACGTCGGCCGCCCCGCCGAGTGGAGCAATCCCTACCGGATCGGCGACCCCGGCATCCCCGACGCTGAGACCGCCGTGCGTCTGTTCAAGCGGAACTTCGATGAGGGGCTCTGGTGGGCCGGGTTCGTCGTGGAAGCACTGGCGGGCCGAGACCTGGCGTGTTGGTGCCCGCTCAACCAGCCGTGCCACGCGGACGTCCTACTCGACCTCGCCAACCCGAAGGAGACCACCCGTGCCTGAGCAGCAGCCCGACACCGTGCGCGACGCGACGGTGGACCTTTGGGCGCGTTTCACGGACGACATGCCGCCTACCAGCAAGGAGCGCCCCATGGCAGCCGAGGAGTTCAACCGGTCCGCCTGTACTCCCGGGTGCCCCAACCCGTGCCCTGGGCACGCCCTCACTGTGCAGCAGCTCGACCCCGTGACCGCGCTGGCCGAGTCCATGGCCCGCTATGACGCGGAGCGCAACGGCTACCCGTGGCGTGGCTGGGAGGCGCTGTACGAGGAAGGGCGCACGCACTACCTGGGGCAAGCCGGCGCGGTCCTCGACTCGGGCCTCGTCGTGCCCGCCGCGGACGCATCGCTCAAGCAGGACGTACTCGACCTCGCGGATGAGTGGAAGCGCCTCTCCATGAGGCGTGCACTTCCTGCCCGACGCCGCGAACTGGATCGGTGCGCCACCGAGCTGCGTGCTCTCGTCGCCGGGGGTGAGGCGTGACCGCCACCGAGCACACCCTCGTCCGCGCGAGCTGGCCCTACGTCACCTACCTGCGTGGCGAGGCGCCTCCACCGCGCACCGAAGAGGAACGCGCGCTGCGCCAGGGACGAGCGTGCCCCGTCCATCCCGTCGAGCGCATCGCCCGAGGACTGCAACGAGCCACCGAACCGGACGTGTGGTTCGAGGACTCCGAGCACTGGCGCTACCGCGCGGAGGCCCGCGCCATCGTGGCCGCCAACGCAGCTCGTAGGCAGGCGCACGCCCAACACGTCACCGAGGAGACCCCGCTACCCTGAGCTTGTCCCGATGCTCCGCGGGAGACGCGACGGCCCACCAGTCCACGACCCCCCTGGGGACTGGTGGGCCGTTCCCATGCCCGGTCCCGGCCGCGGGCGGGCACACTGGTCGGGTGACGATCAGCTTCGAGACCGGCATCGACTACGCGTACACCGTGACGGGCGATCACGGTGCCCCCGTGTTCTCCCCGCTGGCACTACCGGGGTACCTCGACTGGTGGGAGCCAGCGGGCACTGATGGGGCGCCGATGGTCGTGTGGCCAGGCATGCCTGGCTCCGCCACGAACGATCTCGCGAACGCCAACCCGTTCAATCCGCTCTACGCCACGTTCCGGCAGGCTGGGTTGGACTACGGGCAACCCGCTGGTCAGTTCGTCACGAACTCTGCAGGCGACGGCGGTGCTGCGTACACCGACGGCACACTGCTGGCGGGCGCCACCGCGGCCACGGTGTGCTTCAGCTTCGAGGTGCCCTCTACGGGCACTCTCCCCGGCACGCAGATGACATTGCTGGGTCGGGAGCTGTCGTGGAAGGTCACCGTCGAGGCGAACCTGTCCTTGAAGCTCCTCGTGTCCTCGAACGGGTCGTCGTGGACTATCAACACGGCGTCGGCCGCGAACACGGTGGTGCGCGGCACCACTTACGTTGCGACGTTCTTGCTGGGGGGCGGCACTGCCGACCTGCGCCTGCAGGAAACCAACCTGATCTCGGGCACCTTTACTGCGGCCCTCGCGACGTCCTCGTCGAACCCGTTCCGCATCGCCGGCAACAACGAGAACGGCGCCTACCCTTTGGTGGGGCTCGTCGGCCGCACCATCGTGTGTAATCAGCGGTTGTCCGGCGCCACGCTGGACCAGCTGGAGAACTTCGTCCTAGGGGGGGTGGCGTGATGGCTGGCACCGTGGCGTGGGCGTACTCGATCGGGGCCCGACCGGGTGACTGGCTGGTCCCCGGCGGGCCCCCGCAGACCCTGTCGAAGGCCGTCACCGACGCCCTCGGCCTCGGCGACGTGTGGCCCCTCGGTCCCGTCAGCCCGACCGCGACGCGCCTGTGGAAGTCCCCGCAGGACGTGGACTCCCAGGTCGCGGCGAACCCGACCCTGTCGGTGCTCGCGGTGCAGCCGCACGCGAAGTGGGTGGGGGACTGGGTGTCCACCAGTCAGGTCGCGGACGTCGTCGCGGACTACGCCGCCCAGGCGGCCGGGCGCACGATGGTCCTCTGCTCCTACGCGATCCCGGGCCGCGACCTCGGGTCCTACTCCGCGGGCGGGTTCCCCGACCGGGCGTCCTACCTGGCGTGGGTGGGCAGCTTCGGGTCCGGCACTGGCGGCGCCCCCACCCTGCACGTCTTCGAGCCCGACGCCCTCGGGCACCTCCCGCAGATGACCTCCGCCGTGCGGGCGGAGCGCACCGAGACGATGCGGCAGGCCCTTGCCGTTCACTCCGCTGTTCCGGGCATGGAGACGTACGTCGACGTCGGCATGTGGAACTCCGTGGCCGTGTCCGCGGATCTGCTCGTCGCGGTCGGTGTCGCAGCAGTGGCGGGCTTCGCGATCAACGTG